GCTCTGACATATACCCCGACACGTTTTCTGCCCCCACTCCCGGTCAGCAAGCATCCTTGAACCAATACCTCCAGCGCGGCCCCGGCCAAGATTACAGCTTCGGGATGATCCCGAAGATTATGGGCCTCCTCGGCGCTCCGACCAAATACGAGCAGATCACGAGCGGCGACTATCGCCCGGTCTTTGTGGGCGATGAGTTTTACGGCAGCTTCGGCGCTGGCCCGTTCGGCGGTCAGGTTTACACCGGGCGCACGCTGCCTTCCGACGTCGCGGCCGAGTACGGCATCCCCGGCTTTGAGGACACCAGCAGCGACCCCGAAGTTGTCGCGCCGGTAGCAGATGTCACGGGCCAGCCGCGCTGCCCGGAGGGCTACATCTTCGATGAGGACTTGCAGGCGTGCCGCTTGGACACCAGCGCGCCGGTCATGCAGCCCCTTGAACCGCGCACGCCAACGCGCACATATAGCCTGTTAGATCAAGCACCTGACGGCTTGCTGGAGTTCCAGCGCCGCTACGGTCTGCCGCAACAGCAAATGGATTTCAGTCTGCTGACATGAACGAAGGCAAAGTAAGAGAGAGGCAGGACCGCGCCGCTAAGGCTGAGGCGCTCCTGCGAAATGAACTTTTTGTCGAGGCGTTCGAGTACCTCGACGAGCAATTCATTGATGCGTGGAAGACCTCCGCTATCAATGATGCAGAGGCCCGCGAGAAGTTATTCCACCTCATGCAGGCACTTGGCGCTGTCAAGGGGTACTTCTCTAGCGTGGTCGAGGATGGTAAGTTAGCAAAGGCCCAGCTTGACGAGTTCAGGCGCTATGGCCGCATAAACTAGGAGCTTTTTGATGTCCGACAATCCGCAAGGAACCGGCCCCATTTCTTTAACTGATGCAGTTTCTCTTCTGAACACGCCCCCAGCGGACACCGTGGCGGAAGAGACCACCGAGGCGCAAGAGCCTCAACAGCCTGAGACCGAGGCGTATGAGCCAGAGGCGGAGACCGCAGAAGCGACCGCAGAAGGGGATTACGAGCAGGACGACGAGGGCGAAGACGCCTACGAGGCGGATGACGGCGAAGAGTACGAAGAGGAACCCCCGGAGGTCTACACCGTGAAGGTGGACGGCCAAGAGGTAGAGGTAACCCTCGACGAACTACAGAACGGTTATTCGCGGCAGCAGGCGTACACTAAGCGCTCGATGGAGTTAGCCGAACAGCGCAAAGCCTTTGAGGCGGAGCAAGCTGAGACGAGACAACTTCGAGACGCTTACGCGCAGCAACTTGATCAGTTGGCTGCCCAAATCCAGCAGGCAACCCAACAGGAACCTGACTGGAGAGCATTGGCCGAGACGATGTCCGAGCGTGACTTGTTTCTGGCGAAGGCCGAGTTCGACCAGCAAAGGGAATACCAGAAGCAGGTCGAGGCCGAACGCCAGCGCATCGCGGCGGAACAGGCTCGTGAGCAGGAGCAGAACCTGCGCCAGCACCTTGAGGTGCAGCGTGGCGAGATGCTGAGCCGCATCCCTGCGTGGCAGGATGACGACACTCGCGAGACTGAGCGCAAGGAGGTGATTTCCTACGCTCAGAAGCGGATCGGGTTTAGTGAGGAAGAGATTGCAAACGCATCTGATGCGCGCGCGATTGAACTTCTCTATAAGGCGTGGCGTTGGGACCAGCTTCAAGACAAAGCCCCCTCCGCCAAGAAGCGCACCCGACAAGCCCCGAAGATGGCCAAGGCAGGGCGACCAAAGACCAAGCGCGAAGTTGCTAACCGTTCTCGGCAAGAAGCCCGCAAGCGTTTTGAAAGCGCTGGCACGGTGGACGCCGCTGTTGAGTATCTTATGGGGCGGAAATAGCCCCGCAACTTGAAAGGACAAAGTCATGACGACTTTCGCGACTAGCGCCGCCGTAGGTGAGCGCGAACAGCTTGCCGATGTGATTTACCGCATCGACCCTGCTGAAACACCGATCTTCTCCAACGTCAAGAAGGAGACATCGAACGGCATCTTCACCGAGTGGCAGGTTCAGGAACTGGCAGCCGCCAGCACCACGAACTACCACAACGAAGGCGCTGACACCTCGACTGCTGCGGCCACGCCGACCAGCCGTGTGGGTAACTACCACCAGATTTCCAAGAAGGTCTTCGCGACCTCCGGCACTCTGGATGCAGTAGACACCGCAGGCCGTGAGCGTGAACACAACTACCAGAAAGTCCTCAAGGGCTTGGAGTTGCGCCGCGACATCGAAAAGATGATCGGCGACACTGACGTTGCACGTTCCGCGTCTGACCCTCGCAAGTCGGCTTCGCTGTCTTGCTGGATGACCAACGGCTCGGTTGGCGGCGGTGCTGGTGCCTTCGGTACTGGCGACGGCACTGACACCATCACCAACGGTGACGACCGCGCACTGACGCTCGCCCTCATTGAGGACGCGCAGCAGGACGCTTGGACGGACGGTGGTAACCCGCGCATGATGGTCATGTCGGCGACTAACAAGGCGAACTTCTCGGACCTGTCCGCGACTGGTAACCTTGTCAGCAACGACGTGAACATGACTGCGGCCAAAGAGACCACCTATGTCGGTTCGACTTCGGTGTTCCTCGGCGACTTCGGCACGGTTGAGGCCACGCCGTCTCGCTTTATGGGCAACGACCGCATCTTCCTGATCGACCCGGACTTCGTGTCGCTTTGCACGCTGAACGGTCGTAACTTCCTTGAGGAAGACCTCGCCAAGACCGGCGACGCGACGGACAGCCACATCCTGTGCGAGTGGGCGCTCAAGCCGACCGCACCGAAGGCACACGCCGCGATCTTCGATCTCAGCGGTTCCTGATCTAGCTAGGGGGCGGCTTCGGTCGCCCCCTTTCTCTATGAGGGCAAAATGAAACGATACCTCTGGACTGACCCGAACACCCGCAAGGAAGTGTCCCTGTATCAGAACAATGACGGCACGACTTACGTCGAGCAGCGGCAGGAATTTGGCGACCTGCTGAAAATCAACAAGCAGATGTCCGACGACTACCGCCCCGGCTCTATGCGCGGCAACACGCAGCGCCACCTACAGCATGTGGCGGAAATCCCGAACGTAGTGTATGCTCATCTTGTTGAGAAGTTCGGCCCGATGCGCGAAAACCCGAAGGCGTGGAAGGCTTGGCTGAACGACAGCGAGAACCGAGCATTTAGGACAGGCGGCGGGATGTTATAATGGCTATTACAACATACAGCGAATTGAAGGCGGCGATAGCCAACTTCCTCGCGCGCGATGATCTCACCGCCGTCATTCCCGACTTCATTAAACTCGCCGAGGCGCGCGTGTCCCGCGAGCTTGAGACGCGTGAGCAGGAGAAGCGCGCCACCGCGACGCTTGAGGTGGGCGACGAATACATCGCGCTGCCGACGGACCTGCGCGAGGTCCGCGAGGTCAAGCTGAACACGACGCCGCTCACGGTCTTGTCGTATCAAAGCCCTCACAGCCTCGACAGCAGCTACTCCAGCGGCGGCAACGGGAAGCCGAAGGCGTTCAGCGTTGTGGGGCTGGAGATGAAATTGCGCCCCGTGCCGGACGACACATACACCGCCGAGATCGTTTACACCGGGACGTTGCCGGCACTGTCAGACGCAAACACGCCGATCACCTTCACGCGTCACCCGGACCTGTATCTGTACGGCGCGCTGACGGAGGCGTATACATACCTTCTGGATGAGGCCAGATCGTCGCAGTACGACGCAAAATTCACGCGCATCATTCAGGAGATACACATTGACGAGGACAGGTCGTTCTATGGTACTGGACCCCTCGCTGTGAGATCAGTGTACCAACGCCAGAACGTAGCAGCGGAGAACTAGCATGTCTGCAATGTCAAACTACCTTGAGAATGAAATTCTCGACCACATCCTCGGCACTGGCTCCTACACGATGCCAAGCGCCGTGTATGTCGGCCTGTCCACCGGCAGCTTCGGCGACGATAACAGCGGTACCGAGTTGAGCGGCTCCGGCTACGCGCGTGTCGCGGCCACGTTCAACGCGGCAGCGTCCGGCACCGCCGACAACGCCTCGGCGATCCAGTTCGCTGCGGCGACAGGTTCGTGGGGCAGCGTCTCGCACTTCGGGATTTTCGACGCGGCGTCGAGCGGCAACCTGCTGATCCACGGCGCGTTCACCACCGCGAAGACGATTGAGAGCGGCGACATCCTGAAGATTGACGCGGGCGACCTCGACATCAGCGCCGACTAAAGGAGCGTTCTGTGGCGACGCTTGAGGAGCTAGACAACTGGGGTACGATGGATGCCATCGACAGCTTCGGCAATCTGGAGCAGCTTGACGGCTTGACGCTCCAGCAGCCGACCGCTGCCGTGTCTCTCTCCGCGTCTGCCTCTGGCGCTGTCAGGCGCATCCTCGCCTTCGCCGCCGCAGTCACGGGCGCAGCCTCTGTTGCGGCCTACGCGTCGTTCATCGCGCGCTTCACTGCGGCTGTCTCTGTTGCCGCGACCAGCGCGGCTGCGGTCCTTCGCGTAAGGCCATTTGACGCCAGTGCCGCAGTGTCGGGTGCTGCGTCGGGCGTGGCGCTCTCGATAAGGGGCATGCTGTCCTCCGTCAACGCCTCCGTAACAGCCGCCAGTGGCAACGCGGTCACGTTCGTAAACTCTGGCGCTGTTGCTCTGGCGGTTACGACATCGACGCTGGCCCACCGTCTCGGCGACAGGTGGAGCGTTGCCCCGTCAGAGAATGAGACGTGGCTAGACATACCGGCGTTCCCGGAAACGCTTGAGTGGACCGAGGTGTCCACCGGCACAGAGAGGTGGGCCGTTAAATGATACAGTTCGGAGAGTGGCTGCCAGATCAGGCTGATTTATTGAACCCCGGCGTCATAACCGCCTTGTCGGACAGAAACAATAGCAATACAATTCTCTATCGATGAGATTGCAAAGGGCGAGGAGCGCGCGCACTACGGCTCCGGCGCAACCCGCATCAACAGCAGCTACGCGCTGCAAAACGCAGCCGCTGAACGCTAGGAGTAAAAAATGAGCTACACCGGCCCCATCGCAGAGCGTAATTACGCAAACCAAAACACAGGCATTGATGTCCAAGCGCTAAAGGCAGGCACAGTCTCGACTGTGTCTGTTTCAAGCAGCAGCGCTCAGTCCTCTGCCCACGCGGCCACGACAAACGTGATCCGCTTGGTCAGCACCACTGACTGCCACATCGCATTTGCGGCAAGCCCGACGGCGACCACGAGCAGCATGTATCTGCCCGCCAATCAGGTCGAGTATTTCCTCGTGACCGGCGGCGAGAAAGTGGCCGCTATCAGAGCCAGCGCAGACGGAACACTTTATGTAACCGAGATGGCCTAATGCTGAGAAACCCCGGACTACGCAAAAGCGTCGAGCAACCTGTCCTCGACCTGAACTTTGCTGCTGCACAAATTGGCTCTAACGGTGCGCCTGACAGTCGCATCGATTTTAGCCGTGGCAACAATGCGTGGTTCGTGGACAGCGACGGCTTGGTGAAGAAGTCGCCGCATAATCTGTTTTTGCAGTCTGAGGATTTCAGCACTACTTGGAGTGCGATTGGTGATGTAACCGTTGCGACAAATGAGATTGTGGCTCCTGACGGCACAACAACCGCTGACAAGATAAGCAGCGCAAATTTTGAGGCTGGTGGGAATCATATTCGTCAAAGCAGTGGCACAATAGACGCCGGAACATATACAGTCTCAGTTTTTGTAAAAGCCGGAAGTCTGGATACTTTTAAGTTTAGAATTGTGACATTCGCCCCTAGCACAGTAGATACCAGTTCAATTTTTGACCTATCTACTGGAGAATGGACATTAATAAACGCAGCTCATACTGTCTCCACAGAGGCGTACCCAAATGATTGGTTTCGGTTAAGCGTTACTTTTAGCAATCCTGCGTCAGGCGCTGTGCATCCAAGATTTGGGGCAAGCTCAGGCAGTGGATTTATATATCTCTGGGGGGCGCAATTCTCCCAGCACACCACCCTGCCTGTCGGCAACCCCTACATCAAAACTGAGGGCAGCGCGGTCTATGCGGCACGGCTCGACCACGACCCTGTAACGAACACGCCGAAGGGGCTGCTCATCGAGGAAGCGCGGACTAATCTTGTTACTGACAGCGAGGACTTTAGCGCGGCATCTTGGAGTGGCTCTGGGGTGACTGTTACAGGGAATGATGTCCTTGCTCCTGATGGCACTACCACAGGCACAAAACTTGTGGCGACCAGTACAAACGCAATTTTGTCAGACTCGTTTACAAAAGCAGCTTCTGCTAAAACTTACACCGCCACTATTTTTGCCAAAACGGGCGATGAACAAAACATTACGTTGACGATTGATGACGGCAACAGCACCAATCGTGGACGAGTTGTTTTTGACATTACAGATGGTTCTGTAAGCAGCACAAATGACGATGGTGACTTTAC